ATGGCAAAGCTTACAGCTATTGGAATTAAGAACCTTGTGAAGCCGGGCCGTTATAGTGACGGCGCCGGTCTTTATCTTGTCATTCGATCGAGCGGGCATAAGGGTTGGGTCTTCCGATATGCGATGAGCGGTCGGCGGCGCGATATCGGCCTGGGGGCGTTTCCGGACGTGCGATTATCCGACGCACGGATCTCGGCGGAAAAAGCCCGTGCGCAGATCCGCGAGGGAATAGACCCGCTTGCAGCGAAAAACGTCCACGTTGAGGATGGAGATCATAGCTTCCGCAAAGCGGCGGCCGATCTAATTGCCGATCGCGCGATCGGGTGGAGCAATCCAAAGCACGCTGCGCAGTGGACAAGCACGTTGGAGGCTCATGTCTATCCGGTCATCGGCGATATCGACGTCGAAGACATTACCACGGACCATCTGCTCGATATCCTGCGCCCGATCTGGGCGAAGACGCCGGAGACCGGATCGCGCGTGCGCGGACGTATCGAGGCGATTATGGACGGCGCACGGGCGCGTGGCTGGCGAACAAGCGATAATCCGGCGCGTTGGAAAGGCCATCTTGCGACCCGTCTTCCGCCGCCAAGCCGAGTTCGTGCCACTGTGCATCACCCGTCCCTACCCTGGCAGCAAATCCCGGCCTTCTTTGCGGACCTTCGCAAGCGAGAGGGATATTCTGCTCGATCGCTAGAATTCACGATTTTGGCTGCCTGCCGATCAGGCGAAGCGCGCGGCATGAAATGGAGCGAGGTCGACTTAAAGAAAGCGATCTGGACGATTCCGCCGGAGCGCATGAAGACAAGGCGATGGCATCGTGTGCCGCTTTCGGACGAAGCGCTCCAGGTGCTTACGGCGGTGCGGCCGGATAATATTGTTCTCGATCATCATGTGTTCGCCGCTCCGGGTGGCAAGCCGCAATCCTTGATGGCCATGCTGGAAACGGTGCGTCGGATGAACGGGAAGAAATCCGGACATGAGCCGATTTGGAAGGATGGCCTAACTGGCGAACCGATTGTGCCGCACGGCTTCCGATCGAGCTTTAGGGATTGGGCGTCTGAAGCAACGCCTTACGCGCGGGAGGTAGCTGAAGCAGCTCTTGCGCATACAGTCGATAACAAGGTCGAGGCCGCCTATGCTCGAAGCGATCTGCTCGATCTAAGGCGGCCGTTGATGGATGACTGGGGAAAGTGGTGCATTTCGAAGTTATGAGCTATCGGATGATGTCATTTTCTTTAACGAGATAGTTAAGTGCAAGGCGGCTTCGCTCGTGCGTCCTTCCCGATAGGCTATTCCAATCGAGCTTGGAGTTTCCTAGTAAGCGGTCGCTAGTTGCTCTGCTTCTCGAATGAAGCTTTTGGCATGCTTGATCGCGCGGCGAAGATGGCCTTTTTTCATTGCGCTAGATCCGCCTGATGGCGGGACGCGTGTTCGCATTGGTCCAGATGGTTGATAGCCGGTTATTGGCTGTTTCGTATTGTCGCTCATTCCCCGCTCTCCTTCTGGTCGAATGCGAGGGCTTCGGCCATGTCGGCATGCTGCTGCATGTAAAAATCTCGATAGTCACCGGGCGGCTTCATTGAAAAAGCTATTCGCTCCCGTTCGTGCCATTTTCGCGCGTCATTCACGAGTTTCCGAAACCGCGCGTTCTCTGCCTCCAACCGTGCCACCTTCTCGGCTTGAGCGTTGGGTTGGGGTGCGGTGTATAGAACGCGACATTCCTGCCCATTGTTCTTCCTACCATTAAAGAAGGCGGACGATGTATCCATCCAATAGGAATTAGTAGCACGATATTGATAAACGGCTTTTCCACCTCGTGTGGATTCCGCTCGAGCATCAGATTTCGTGTCACGAGACGCCTTACAGACGGCGGCAGGATCAGCATCTTCTCCGAAAGCTTCTTCGAGGATGTTGCCTAAAACGGCACTAACGTCACCTTCCCACGTTTCGGTCGCTGCATCCCAAGCAACTGCGCCTTCTTCCACGCCAAGTCGCTCGCATAGTTCCTCAAGAACGAAATTTGCTCCTTCGTCCTTTTCAAAGGCCGGTAATTTCTTTTCCATGCGGGCGCGTTGTTCGGCTTCGAGGATGTGCTTTTCTGCCTTTAATCGAGCCTCTTGCCACGCATATGCAGTCCCCATCTGGATCGTGTAATGAAGTGCCTCGACCTGCTCATCCCGCGACCGGACCGTGCTCGGCTGTTTCGTGGTGTTGGTCATGACGCGTCCTTTGAATTGAGATGAATCCACCTTCCGACCAGCACGGCGATGAAGGGACTGAGGCAGAAATATGCGGCCGTGATTTCGGAGAGGTTCATTCTTCGCTGGCCTTCTGCTCGGCCAGGTATCGGCGAAACTTCGCTTGCGCCCATACCTCAGCCCCGAGGCAAATAAGGGCGATCGAGCCTAGGGCTGCTAAAAAGAGCGTCAGATTGACCTGTGTGGTCGTGAAGCAGGTATAGAGGTGCATCATGACGCCTCTCCTTCCCGCCGATTTATCGGCGGAAGGCCACATTTTTCGCGTAACCTGGCGTCGGCGTCGATTACGCCACGATCTTCGCGCGGTCGGCGGAAGCGAAGCCGCAGGATAGTGTCGTTCGTGCTAACGTCGATCAGCTGATGGCGCTCATGTATCTGAAGCGCGTCCTCTGCCTTCATCATGACAACGCGGTGTCGCGTGCTCATGGGCGTGAAGGTTTCGATGTCGCCGCTATGCCATAGGCACCGCCATTCTTCAGCGCCGCCGAAGAACTCGACCATGCAGCCGGACCATGTTTGGCATACCCAAATCTGCACGTCCTCCGGTGCGACATGATCGACATGGCGCATCCATTCAGCCGGCCGCTTGGGTAGAAGATCGAGGAGCGATCGGCTGAGCTTCGGCACGGTCACTGGGCGGCGCTGGGGAGAGCTTAAGCCGAACGTGCGTTGTCCCTCCTGGTAGCGACGCTCGCGAAGTTCCGAAGATCGATCCGTAGGGCTTAAGCTCATTGGAGTGCCTCCGGCACGAAGGTCTGCCCGTTCCAAGTGAGAGGCACGCTCTCGACGCCGACCGCCAGGACATGCACAGTGAGGGCGTCAGGAAGCTTCACTTCGCTCGACGTCGCAAACCAATCGATCAGGGCATCCGATGTCGTCTCGAAACCCTCGCCATTCTTCTTGATCGCATAGATCAGGTCGGTGCCTCGTGGTGTCTCTGGAAAGGCTCCATCAATGGTATAATCGTGTAGTCCTCGCACCGAGACGCCGACAGACGCGATGGGTTTTGCCCACAAGAAACCGACCGTTTCCCCTTCTTTAAGCGGGACACTGTCGGAACAACGTTCCCCGCTCGTGTCATCGGAAAGCACCGTTGCGTCACAGGTCCGATGGACGCACCAGCTATCTGCCGATGAGCGGAAGCCTGGCCCATCGACATCGTAGAAAGCTTCAGGGATCCAAAGCAGGCCTGGCGATGCGGGCGTCGGTTGGGACGCGATCGCGGCCGCAGGAAAAGCGGCGTTTTCGCCGCCAAGCCACGCGCGATCGCAACGAAGCTGATGAACGTGTCGGCGAAAGACATTGCGATCGATGTCCCCAGCATCGCACATCATTTCGATAATAGCGTGAAGTCTGGCGAGATACGGAAGGTAAGCGGCCGGTGCAGCATGGAAGGAATAGATCGCCTCCGACGTGCCGAGATTCGCCGCGCGCATGTGGTTATCGAGCGAGCAAAGGCGCTGCCGTTTCGCATCTTCATGATTCAAATCAGGCATCTGATTTTCCTGGGTTTGATGAGCTTGAAGCATCAACCGTGCGCTCCTTCGCGGCGGGGCGAGATGGCAATCTCCGCAGGCGGCAGATTTTCAATGTAGCGGCGCAGGCTTGGCATCAGGATCAGCGTTCGAGTGCCTGCTTTGCGGCCTTGGATCATGCCTTCGGAAAGCAGCTCATAGATCTTCGTGCGGGAAAGGCCGGTCTGTTTCACGGCGTCAGGAATGGTGGCGGAAATGGCACTCATTTTGTGGCTTCTCCCGTGTCCAACGCTGTGTTGAGAGTTTCCATATGAATCGGGCCGCCGACATGAGCTGAGAAAGTGCTGGCGGCACGCATGGCGCATCTCGCAACGATTTTCGCTGTAGCCGCCTCGACGGTTTCCGGCTTGGCGTCCTTGTGCGAAACGCTACCGGGGAAATGCAAATCCAACGCGGAGAAAATCGAGCCTAGAGCGAAGTCTTGGCCACATCCTATGGCGTCAAATCCGAGAGAGTTTTCTCCAACCTGGAGGTCACCTTCGATGGTAAACAAGCGGCCTTCGTATCCGACCATAAAGCAGCCGATGCGTTCTTCACCGTTCTCTGTCTTGAGAAAACCGCCAGACTTAAGCGCGTCACGAACCGCTGGTATGAAGTGCGACACCATGTATTCCATCGCGTCCATCTTTCCCCGAAAAAACGGCGGCTTGAGTCCGTAGCGAAGTATCTGGCCCATGCGGAACGATGATGTGAAACCAATGATCATATCATCTAAGCGGAATACTTTCTTATCGAGACGAATAGACCGGTTGTATCCGTCCGATCCGATACTATCCGCTGCGATCGTCACGCCGCCTTTATGCTTAATTCCAATAATGCAGGTCATAAGGAGACTTTCCTTTCTGCTTTAGCCGCCGAATTTCGTCTTCGCGGCGCGTGAGAAGCGTGTTGAGAGAGTGGTTCCAAAGCGTGAGGAAGAGGCACAACGCGACCAGGATGACGATCGCTGTGCCCTTGGGGTCGAGCATCAAGCCGCCTCCTCGTCCTGCTCGTCCGCCTCGTTCTCTGGATGCCAGGCCGCACAGTTCGGTCCAGGCGCGCCGAAATGCACCGGACGCCAGGCCTCGGCCTTGCCGACAAGAAACTGGCGCAGATCTCCGACCTTCTTCGGGACTGATTTTTTGGGCGTGGAAGGCGGTAGGAAGTCGGTTGCGATCTTCTTCAGGGCCTCACCGCCGACATGCGCGAGTATTTCGCGGGTATCGAGCCGGGGCATGGAGAGATCTGCTTCGACAAGCGCGCCGATCCATTCCGCGCGCGTTGTCATGCTCTCACGGTTATGAGCGATCTGATTGTGCTTGGGCCAAATCTCCACGGTGCGGGCGAGCGCTTCGGCGCCGATCGCGGCGACTTCCTCAATTTGGAGCGGTAATCCGTTTCCGTCTGGCGCAATCAAGGCTGCGACCAGATCTCGACAGCGTTGGTCATGGCCAACGAGCTGGACGATCAAAGCGGCCATGATCTGCGAATCATAGGCGTCCGGATAAATGAACCGGAGCCGATCCTTCAGCGCATTTTCGCGGATCGAGGCCAGCATATCGTGCCCAGCCTTCGTGATCTGTTCGCCATCCACCACGTCCGGTTCATCCGCCACTTCCGGGACCGCATCCTCTTGGAAATATGGATCAGCTTCGTCGCTATCTGGATCGACGTCTGGCTCCTTCCCGGCCGACATCGACTTGATGAGAATGCTGATAACCTTCCCGCCGTCCCGGTATTCATTGGCTGGGATGATCGAATAGAGGCGCTTCTGGCGGCTGCGCTTCGTCAGCGTCCGAGCTTCGCCATAATCCGCAAACGTCCACCCTGCCGGCATCTTCGGCAGTGTGCTGATCGGATTATACTCGGCGAGAATGGCTGGTTCTTTACCGTTGCGGATCCGCTCTTCCACTTCGTCGCGCTGGGCACGCATGAAGTCGAGCAGCTGCGTCGTGGTGAATTGCTCCGGAGAGCCCGGCTCCGCGAACATATCTTCTTCGAACTCGATACCCGATGCTTCGACGTCGAAAATGGCGTAGTCGCGTGGGATGCGTTGTTGAATGCACTCGGCCGCAATGGAATTCCAATTTGTGCCAGAGTCATGCCGATGACGATTGAGCGCCTCGATCTGACGATCGTGCGGTGCTTGAGCGATCTCGCCGAGCGTCTTCCAGGGCGGTAGCGATTTACCGATGAGGCAGTCCAGCACCGCCGGCGCAAGCCGGCCTAACTTAGACAGCTGGCCGACCCTTCGGTCGGACAGCCCGAGCGCCGCTCCGGCGCTCTCCTTTGAATAACCGTCGTCGATCAGACGACAGATATGCCGCCACTGGTCCACCGGATCGACGGCCGCCCGAACCATGTTCTCAGCGGCCTGGGCCGCTTCGGCCTCGACATCGGTAAACAGTTTCACCTCGGCCGGAAGTTCTTTCAGGCCTAGACTCCGCGCCACCTTCACCCTGCGGTAACCTGCAATTAATAGGTAGCCGCCCTCGGGATTGGGGCGCACGAGAACCGGCTCCAGCACGCCGATAGCGGCAATGCTGCGGCTCAACGCCTCATCCGCTTGCTTTTCTGGAAGCGTGCGGCGCATGTTGCCGTTCTCGTGGATATCGTCGATCGCGATCAGCATGGGCGCGATGCCTTCGGAATGAAGTAGCCGCGGCCGCCGTCAGGATAGAAGACGATTGCGCCCTCTACCGTGCTGGAGCAGGTGGAAACGCGGCCCTTCAAGAGCAGCTCTTCCAGTTCCTGTTGGGCTTCGTCCGCGCTCTTGCGCCAAATGTCGCGCATCATGGAATTGCCGAGGCGCACCGCGATGCTTTCTCGGCTGCGGATGAGGTTGAGGCGGTCCTGAACGCGGGCGGCCTGGTGAAGAATATGAGGCGGAAGACCGTCCAGAAGGCGCGAAAACTCCGCGCGCTGGACGCAATTCGAGTCTAGCATGTCGAGGTCCATCGAATTTTAAGGAAGAGAAAGAGGCGCTATCCTCTTTGATAAAGCTCGAAAATAGAATTCTTATTCGAGTGCGGTTTTCTTCTATTCTTTTCTAAGCTGCGCCAAATTCGTCGGTTTTGTTCTTCTTTCTGATATTCGCGTCTTTTATTTGAAACGATTACCAAAACGCAGAAGATTTGAGCGATCGCATTGACAACGGTAGCGAACGTTGAAAGCGCGGGAAGTGCTACGTTGAGCCGGGAATACGCGGGTGAGGCTTTCTGTCCGCCGCTGTCCCGTTGTGTTCCGTTCTGTTTGAAAGGCATGGCGTTCTCCATCGCGGGGTGCGATGTGAGTGTTGTGCGCCGTGTGCACATGATCAGTCAATAAGAAATGTGCGCTGGATGCACTTAGGAACTAAGAACCGAGTTTCTTTCCGATTTCCAGCCAGTGACGCAATGTATCTGGGCTCATATTTTTGACGATCTCGTGCGTCTCTTGCAGAGTCGCAATCATTTGTGCGTCAGCTGGATCTCCAAGCAGTTGCGCAGGACTGGCATCGAAGATCCGTGCCAGTGTTTCGAACTGATCTGACGTCAACGGCACTTCACCCCTCTCCCAGCGCCCGACGGTAGTATGCGCGACGTTCATAATGTTCCCGACTTGTTCCTGTGACAAGCCTTTATGCTTACGCCAGGCGCGAAGATGGTGCTGGAGAGAGGATGTTTTCGACGTCATAGCCTATTTTCGCTGTTCATTAGCTCCTTCGCCACGGCACCCGGCGCACATTGTGCTTGACGTGCACTGTGCGCTACATGCACATAAGAAGAATGAAACTTCGTGCGTGGATTGAACAGGCGGGGATGACGCCAACAGCTTTTGCAAGAGAAATAGGTGTTTCTCATGCAACCGTGTCGCGTTGGTTGGACAACAAGACCCATCCGTCCCCGCCGGCGATCCGCGCCGTTTTCCAGTTCACAAATGGGGAAGTCACCGCCAGCGACTTGTTGAATGAAGGTGTTGTGCGTGGAGAGGCCGCATGAAGGTTGGTGTCTTCCCGTCTGTGTCATCGCGTAGGCTGTTTTATGTTGCTGGCTTGAATGTCTTCCAATCGCTTTCTCTCAAAAGCCGGGATCTTGCTTTTATCTCTCGGCATAACGCCCCCGACGATAAGGCGAAGAAAATCTGGAAGGTCGGTATCGGACCGATAAGTACGGTGCGCTGCAACATCTTCGATCTCGTAGAGATTCCTCCACGAAAGATAACCCCGCCGCCCCGTGGTTTTGTCAGTTATATAGATCGCGCGGACATATTGGTGGCCTTCGCTTTTTTCAAAAGCGACCTGATGCAGGATCGCATCATGCCACCGGCCTCTCTTGTCATCATAAAGACTTTCTCGGCTAAGTATTCTAATGTGAATAGAAATGCTGTTCCCGAGAATGTCTCCTTCGTAGCTGGGGTCGAGCGCTCCAACGGGACAGAATTTGCCAGTTGCCAGCGCGACCTTTCGAGCGGCTTCAGCAGCTTCCCTCGCGTCCCGCTTCGCGCGTCCGAAACGAACCCAATAAATTCCCCAACCTACCGCGCTGAGTGCGATGGCCGATATCAGTGCTGTAGCGGGTGTGAGGTGCACGGCTCCGATACTGTCGAGCGCCGCCAGAACGATGAACGCTGCAACAAAGATGATGAAGAACATCACACTCCTTCCATTGTTTTAGTTGCGCGTTCAGACACCGTCAAAAACGCCAAACAGGGAGAAGCGGCATGACCACACATACGGAGTTCTTTCCCGAATGGTTTTCTGACGCCAACGACGAGCTTCTGAAAATCTTAAGACGCGCAGACATCACGGAGAAGGCGAGCCGCCTTTCGGGGAAGTTTGATCAAGAATCCCAAGACCGCATCAACGATGATCTCTTCAATCTTCGCGCCTCGTGTGAACTTGAGATGTTCACCAAAGAACTACGCGTTGCGGCTCTTCAGCGTTTCAGAGAGTTATCTCCTGGCACCCAAGCACTAATCGTCCACCGACTTTCCCAGAATCTTTCTCGACTTCTCCAAGAGATCAGCGGGGCAAACGTTGAGAGCGAGCGCTTCGAGAGAGGCTCTCTAACGTCTCGAAGCTTGCGTTGGCGTTGCGAGCAAACGGTTTCATTATTTCGAACAGCATTTCGATGCGTGTCACGTTTTTACCAAGTAGTTCGCTCGGGACCGTTGTCGTGACCTGCGGCCAATCTTTAGATTCAAGGCCATCCATGGGGAGGAGAAAGGTGATCTTCTCGGACCCATCGTCTTGTCGCTTCGTTTTAAGGATGTATGGCACCCGCTCAATATCTTTTAGCATCGAATCCTCCATTGGTTGTTGTGGTGACGCCATGGTGGTCCGAAACGGCCGGGGTCACAATGCCTCGGCCGTAAGGGAAATTTATTGATGCCCGGCATGCGCCATATCAGCGACATCCTGCCGGGCGTTTTCGAATACTTGCTGAGTTCCTCCTGCTGCATGGGTTCCGACCTCGACAATCGGTACAATGACAGGAGGGGCACCCAAGATGTTGGGTATTTCACCCAAGAGCGTGGGCGTGACGCCCAAGGCTATGCCGGAAGCGTCGGCGATGTCTGACAGCAAGGCGATCCAGTTTCAGGACATGGTCTGCGAAGAGGTTCGTTCTCGTCGCGGCATTGGGCTGAAAGGAGCGTTTGTTGAAGTAGCGCGTGCATTCGGGCTCACGGAGCGTCGCGTGCGTGCATGCTGGCACCATGAAGTGCGCAGCGTCACGGCTGACGAATGGGACGTCGTGCGCCGTCGCCGCATTGATGCGCTGAAGAAAAGACAAGCTCAGATCGCTCATCAGATCGCCCTGCTCAACATCGAAGACGATTGGACGGCCAGCGTATGAGGCAACTCGCCTACGGTCTGATTGCGGTGCCACTCGTTGCGGGCGTGTTCGTCGCGAGTGGTATCGTGTTCGAGTATTACTATTGCGGCGATATGCGGGTTGCTGCGCGCATCGTGCGGATCCGTATCGTCCAGGTTTGGCTTCGCTATGAAGGCTGGACGCTTCAGCGCCGGTTAACTCGGCTGAAGCGTGTTGAGAAGCGCGTCTCCCGATGGACGGAGATGCTGTGATGAGCGCCGATCGCGTCCAGGCCTCCGAAATCTCGAAGATGTTGGCGGCACAAGCCGAGCAGTTGGCGCGCGAATTGTTGCCTGGCGGCGTTAAGCAGGGTCCGGAATGGCGCTGCGGTTCTGTCGCTGGCGAAGCTGGCGAAAATGGTGGCTCACTCGCTTTCCGTCTCAGTGGCGCGAAGGTAGGCGTCTGGTCCGATTTCAGCACCGGAGAAGGTGGAGATGCTCTCGATCTGGTAGCGGCATGTCTAACCGGGAACGATATGAAGGCCGCCTATCGTTGGGCACATCGGTGGCTTGGCCTTGGCGATCTGGGCGCTGTGCAAGAGCGTCGCGCTCAAATCATCGCGAAGGAAAGCCAAGCTTCGAGCGGTGAAAGCGAAGAAGATGGCCGACGCCGCGCGCGTGGCATGTGGCTCGGCGCTCAGGCCGATATCGGTGGTACCCCGGTGGAGGCTTATCTTACGGCGCGCGGGATCGATCTGCGCATGCTGGGCCACGCCACGCGCGCGATCCGCTTTGCGCCGGAGCATTATTGCCGCGAGACGAATTCCAAGCTTCCTGCGATGCTTGCGGCGATCTGCGATCTGGATGGCGCGCATATTGCGACGCATCAGACCTGGTTGGCGAAAGACGATCAAGGCGTTTGGCGCAAAGCGCCCTTGCGGAACGCGAAGAAAATTCGCGGTCGCTTCGGCGGTGGTTCCATCCGTCTGCGTAAAGGTTCATCCGGCAAGGGGCTGAAAGATGCGCCTGCCGACGAAATGGTGGTGATTGGCGAAGGGATTGAGACCTGTCTCTCCGTCGCCCTCGCCTGCCCCGAATTGCGAATTCTGGCTGCGGCCAGTCTCGGCAACATGGCGAGCGTGCAGCTCCCGGAGCAAGTCCGGCGTGTGCTGCTCCTGGCCGACAAAGACGAAAAGCCCGAAGCGAAGCGTGGTCTTCGCCGGGCGATCGAGACCCATCTGGCGGCCGGTCGCGAGGTTCGCACCGCACGCTCGCCGAAAGGTAAGGATTTCAACGATGCCCTCAACTGAAACCCTCTCGGATATCCGGGGCGCGATCGAGAACGCCGATCGCCAATTCCATGTGATCGAGGGTGGTAAGCGCGGCGGTTCCGGTGGTCCGCCGGAAGCACAATACGACGATGCGCATTGCCCAGTGCGCCCGCTTGGGCATCTGGACGGCAAGTTCTATTTTCTTGATGCCGTTGGGCAGGTTCGCGTCCTGGCGGCGCGCGCGCTCGGCAGCCGTGACGATCTCATGAGTCTGTTCATGGATGAGGGCGCATGGTTGCGGGGCCGATTTCCGCTGCGGAAGATGGTCGATGTGACCGGTGCGGATGGTCAGCCGGCGAAAGAGGAGCGCGTCGTCGATTTCCGCAAGAATGCAGTATCGGCGTGGCTGATTAGCACTTGCCGTAATGAGGGATTGTTCGGTGATCACCTCATGATCCGGCGGCCTGGCGTCTGGCCGGAAAAGAACGGCATGCCGATCGTGCATTGCGGCGACGTGGTCTTTCTCGGCGATCATTACGAACCGGCCGGCACGCGTACAGGCAATCAGATCTGGGCGGCTGCTCCTCCTTCGCCACGTCCAGGCGAGCCTGCCGATGCTTCGATCGGGACGAAGTTCTTGGAGAAGATCAAAGCATTCTGGAATTTCCGGAAGGCTGGCGGTGAAATCGCCGTGCTCGGCCTTCTTGGTTGCGCTTATTATGGCGCGGCGATTCCTTGGCGCCCGGCCGGTTTCTTCATTGGTCCTGCCGGCTCTGGCAAATCATCCCTGCTTCGTGTGTTCGCTGCCGCGTGCCCTGTTCACTTCTATACGAATGACACGTCTAAGGCCGGACTGGAGCAATCGCTCGACGGGCGTGCCATGCCCTCATTTATTGATGAGGCTGGCGATCGAGAAGATCAGCGTGGTGCCCGTGCCCTCCTAGATCTTGTTCTTTCTGCCGCGAGTGGCGACGGCACGAAAGGTTCGCGCGGCGGCCAGGATGGCAAAGCTCGTAAGATCGAAGTCGCCGGTTCCATTATCATGGCGTCGATCTCACCTCCTGATATGCAGGCGCAGCATAAGGGCCGCTTTACGATCGTGGATCTGAAAGCAGCGAATGAGGGCGAGGATTTCTCTGCCGAACATAACGAATTGAAAGAGTGGGCGCGTGAGCATGGGCCGCTGATGTGGGGCCGCGCCATTGCCGGATGGGAACGCTATCGCGCTGCGCTTAAGGTTTTTCGAACGGCGTTGCTCGAAACCAAATGTCAGCCGCGCGAGATGGATCAGCTTGGTGCGCTCATGGCCGGATGGTGGATTCTGACCCGTGACGGCATTCCGAATGAACGCGACGGGCTTGTCGGTGTCGGTGCGCTTACGGAATTCGTTCGTGACACTGATGAGGTCGCGGCCGAGAGCGCCTCGATGCAGGTGACAAATCATCTCATGTCTCAGCTGATCCAGGTGCAGCGATCGACCGAGAGAAAGTCAGTCGCCGCTTTAATCGAACGTGTTCTGACGAAAGATCAGAATGAGGTCGGCGAAGATGTTCTTGTGCGCAATGTCGCGATGGAGGTTCTTGGTCAATACGGCATACGCGTTATCCGCGCCTCGGACACTGTCGATATCCGTGGGCGCGAAATTCCGCGCGAAGCTACCGGTGCTGGAGTTTGGTTCAGCCCTGCGAATGCACAGTTACGTGGTCTCTTTACAGGAACACCATTTGAAGGGCAGAAATGGGAATACGAGATCAGGCGATTAGAGTCTGCTCGCTGTCCTAAACGCAACGTGCGTGTCGGGGCAATGAAGCCCGCAAGGTGCATATGGGTTTCTGGTGAAGAATTAGGGTTTGGAGACATTGAAAGTGTCTAAACCGTTGATTTTACTAGAAAGCTTTGTGAACATTGTGAACGGGCTGTGAACAAAAAATGCTGCAATATCAGACGTGTAACGTTGTGAACGCTGTGAACGGGAAAACGCCTATAGAGCGTCTCGTCATGGGTTTTGCTTCTTTACACCAAAAAACCGTTCACAGCGTTCACAAGTTCACAGCCCTATATAACTTATTGAAAAGATTAGATTATATTGTAGTAAAAGCTGTGAACGCTTGTGAACGGCAGTTTTCCGCCATTTTTGCGAGTGCCTCATTGTGAACGGTAAAATCCCTACCTTCTCGCCGCATCGCGTTTTGATGCCGACAAGTGATAAGGCGCGCGGTTCTGCTGCTTCTCGTGGCTACGGTCGCCGCTGGCAGAAAGCGCGTGCGGCTTATCTGGCGGAAAATCCTGTCTGTCAGTGCGATGATGCTGCATGCCAGCGTCCGGCGACCGAGGTTCATCATATCAAAGCCCATCGCGGCGACTATGATCTCTTCTGGAACCCATCGAACTGGCAGGGCCTGACGAAGGAATGCCATTCGCGCCTGACGGCCAAAGAAGGGCCGCGTCGCTACAAATGACCGCGCAGCGTGGACATCGCGCCCTTTGGCGGCGTCCTGGTTCCATGCCCTTCATCTTGAAGTGGGGCGATGGAAGCGAAATCGCTGCGGCATGCGGTGTTTCCTCTCCTGCCGTTAGTCAATGGAAGCGTGTGCCAGAGCGGCATCTTCCGAAGGTCGCGGAACTGCTCAACACTACGCCTGAACGTCTTCGTCCTGATCTCGCTGTGAGGAACCTGATGAATAAAGACATGGATCCGCGTGATGCCGCGAAGGCTGAAGAGTTCATTGCCAAGGCTGTGCATGCAGTCGAAGACAAACATGTCGCCGTTCTTGAGGCGCAGGCCGCGCGTCAGCGTAGGGTCGCCGAGAAAGCAGAGGCTGAGTTGCGCCTCGCCCAGGCCGATGCCGAATTGAAGCGTGCTCGATCGGCGCTCTCGCGCACGAAACAGAACATGATCCATGCTGGCGTGCCGCGTCATCGTCTTGATCTCGACGCCGCGATGGAGGGAAACCCTCCCCTCCCCGCGCTGTCCGCGCCAGAGGTAGGGGGGGTCAAAAGCTGAAAACCGATCGAATGTGGACCGCACTCCCCCTCAACGTGTGTCGCCGCGAAATTCTGAAAACTTTTTTTTGGAGTATCAAATGGTTAGAGGTAGAAAACCGACGCCGGACGGCTTGAATGAGGCGCGTGGAAATCCTGGCAAGCGGGCGCGGAAATCGACCGTCAAAGAGATCCCGTCCATTGCTGGCGTGACCGCTCCAAAACACATGCGCGCAAAAGGACGGAAATTTTGGGAGGAGGTCGCAGGATACTTGATCGACTCTCGTATTGTGCGCGCCTCCGACCGGAACGCCTTGGCGCGGTATTGCGAGACCTTGGCTGATTACGTGGCGATGACGAAAGAACTCGACATGCAGGGTCATGTTTACAAGAGCAAGTCGAACCATGGCGAGCTGTTGCGGATCTCGCCATACTTCATGGTGCAGGAGCGTCTCGTGAAGCGCTTACAGGATCTGGAGGATCGGTTCGGGCTGACGCCGGCATCGCGCCAGCAAATCATGGCCCGAATGGCTGCCGGCTCTCAGGCTGCGCTCACGTTCGGGAACGCGCAAACACCCAATGAGAAGGAAGAGGGCGCGGGCATGGTTGTTGAAGCGCCTGCAAGCCCGGTCGACTTCTTCGCGCCTGGCACCGTCCACTGATGGCCGATCTGCCGATCCCTCCCATGCCGAAAGGCGCGGAGCGTTATGGCGCATGGTGGGATGAGGCGGCGGCTCAGCGCGTCACAGCCTTTTTCCCGGCGATGTTGCGGCATACCGAGGCGGAGTGGGCTGGGCGTCCGTTTCAGCTTCAGGATTGGCAGCGAGACGATATCATCCGTCCGATATTCGGCTGGAAGCGCGCGGATGGCACGCGCCTGATCCGAATCGTATGGATCGAAGTGCCGCGCAAGAACGGCAAGACCGAATTGGCCGCAGGGCTGGCCATCACCATGATGTTCGTCGATCGTGAGATGGGCGGACAGATCTATTCAATGGCCACCGACAAGGACCAGGCCAAGATCGTCTTCAACAAAGCGGGCGTCATGGCCCAGTTCAATGAAAACCTCGCCAAATCGCTGGAACTTCTGAAGACATCTATTTTTTGTCCGGCTCTCGGCACAACCTTCAAGCCTCTCTCAGCTGGCCCGCAAGGCAAGCATGGCTTCAGCACCACGTTTGCGATCGGCGACGAAGTTCATGAATGGCGGGATGGTGAAATCGCCGATGTCGTCCATAAATCGACGGCTGCGCGCCGCCAGCCCTTGGAATGCTATATTACCACGGCCGGCGTGAAGGGCGTCGGCTACGCGGCGGAGATGCACGAACTGGCGATGGATGTCATCGCAGGCAACGTGATCGATCCTACTTTCCTCCCGGTGATTTATGCAGCATCGGAAGACGATGATTGGAAATCGGAAGAAACGTGGCGCAAAGCCAACCCGAATTATGGGGTTTCCGTAAAACCGGAATATCTGCGCGAGGAATGCAACAAAGCAGCCCGGTCGCCTCGCTTAGAGAACGAATTCAAGCGCTATCATCTTAATCTGTGGACTGAGCAGACCACGCGCTGGCTTTCGATGGAGGATTGGAATCTCAGTGCCGGGCCAATTTCCTGGCACGATCTTCCCAAAGTGCTGCGCGGCCGCCGGTGCTTCGGTGGCCTCGATTTGTCGATGGTCTCGGATACCAGTTCGCTTTGCTGGTGTTTCCCGCCCGTTAACGGAAAGGATGCGGATCCGGATAGCGATGATATCAACCAGAAGTTCGTCTTCATCTGGCGTTTTTGGCTTCCAGAAGCAGCCGTTGAGAATCAGCCTCGTGAGCGAAGGGCGCGATATGAATCGTTCGTTCGCAATGAGGCGCTTGTCTTAACGCCAGGGCGTGTCGTCGATAATGACTTCATTCGTGCCCAGATCAATGCAGATGCCGATCTTTTCAAGCCGGAATGGCTTGGGATCGATCCCTTCAACGCATCGGACATGGCGCGCCGCCTTCTCGATGAGGATGGCTTGCCGATCCAGTGGTTCCGACAAGGATTCCTTTCCATGTCGGCGCCGACGCAAGGCTTTGAACGTCTCGTAATTTCTCATGGTCTGGTGCACGGCGGAAATCCCGTTGCCACATGGATGGCGCGCAACGCTGTCGTCACGAAGGATGCGGCCGGGAATATAAAACCTGAAAAATCTAAGGCTGCCGACAAGATTGACGGAATAGTTGCCGCGATCATGGCTTACGGCGGTGCATCGGTTACCTCTGAAGAAACGCCGCCCTCCGTTCAGATCGTTAACGGTGTCCTGGTCATAGGATAAGAAAATGCCCCCTTCCCGCCTAGCTCGGCCGATGGAGCCGACTTTTTCGATGCCATCCCGCCAGAAGGATGTTGGCACGTCGACGCAACCATCGCTCGGCATGCTGGCGGCTTTTGGCGGGATGATGTCCAATACCGGTACGCCGGTGACGCCGTTCACGTCGCTTCGAAGCGCTTCCGTCTATGGGTGCGTGAATCGTTTGGGACAAGATATTGCCAAACTGCCGCTCGGTGTTCGCCAGAAGCTGCCGAGCGGCGAAGGATACCGTCCGCGCCCGAACCATCCGCTCATGCGTCTCCTACGCCGCCCTAACAACTGGATGACGCCTTATCAATTCATGCGCTACATGGTGTCGTGCATTCAGTTGCGTGGCAACGCTTACGCAGCGATCCTGCGTAATCCTCTCGGCGATCCGGTGGAATTGATCCCGATTAGTCCTGATCGCGTGAATGTCCAGGTTTCGGTGAATGGCCTTGTTTTTTACGATTTCAGCCATCCGCTAATCGGTGATGGGCTTCGCTGGCACGCGGAAGACATTCTTCATTTCAAGAATATGTGTGTGGATGGAGGGTATGTCGGCCTGTCACCAATCGCGTTCGCGCAGGATACGATGGGTCTCGCGATCGCTGCGCAGGAACAGGCGGCTATCCTGTTTCGCCAGGGCAATCAGACCGGAGGTATCCTTTCGACGGAAAAGCAGTTGGGGCCGGAATTGACGACGCAAATCGCCAATGAAGTCGCAAGGCAATATTCGGGCGTGCAGAATTCATCGAAGCCAATGGTTCTAGGGGGTGGCTTCAAATATGAACGGATGAGCATCACGCCGGATGAGGCACAATTTCTTGAAAGTCGAAAGTTCTCGGTCGAGGAAATCTGCCGGATCTTCGGTGTGCCGCCCCATAAAATCCAGCACATCGTCGGCGGAACGTTCGCCAACATCGAAAACCAGGAACAGGCCTACATCAACGACGCGCTTCAGCCGATCGCCACAGAGGTCGAGCAGGAGCAAGCCCGTAAATTGTTCTTCGAGGATGAGATCGATGAAGGTTTGGAGATCTTCTTCGATTTCCGCGCATTGCTTCGTGGCGACATGAAAACGCGTTTCGAAGCTTACAGCATTGGCATGCAGACTGGTTTCATGAACGGCAATGAAGCCCGAGCCAATGAAGGGCTGGGGCCTGTCGAAGGTGGCGAAATCTACCGCTTCCCGCTCAACACCGCGCCGATCAAGCCCGCGTCCCCTCCTCCAACCGGCGCGCCAGGCGATCAAGCCCCGGCAGTCGAAGACACGCCTCCCATCCAGCCCGAGGAAACAGAATAATGCGGCTCATTACTCCGGAACGCTTTGCGAAAATGGCGTTCGACGTGCGCAAGCGCGGATCGGGCCGTATGCCGGACGATCTCGTCATCGCGCGTAGCTTTGCGGCTGCGATGGATGATCCTGATCCTTCCGGCCGTCAGCTCTCCTATACGATCACGACGGATTGCGTTGACCGGCAGCAAGATACGATCGCGGCCGATGGTTGGGATTTGAGCAGCTACCTTAAAAGCCCGGTTGTCCTCTGGGGTCATAATCAGGATTTGGTCATCGGTAAGGCAATCAGCGTTGATCGTGTAGATAACGGCCTGAAGGCTACCGTTGAATTTCAGCCGGCCGACATGCCGATCGTCGGCGGCTGGGCGGAATACGCATATCGAAGCGGCGTCAGCGGGTTTGTGCGTGCCACCAGCGTCGGGTTTCGTCCATTAGAATGGGACTTGACCGAAGATCCCGATCGCGACGGTGATGGATGGTTCCCCGGCATCGATTTCCGCCGTCAGGAACTGACGGAATTCTCGATCGTGGGTGTCCCTTGCAATCCAGAAGCTCTGCTTGACCCTTCCGTTGCGCCGATAACGATATCTTCCGATGCGGATGATCTTAAAAATCTGACCTCTCGGCGAAACGCCGCGTCGCGGGCGGCGGAGCGTCGCCGTCTGCATGATATCCGCTCGAAACGGATCGCGTCGCTGGCCTGACATATCCCGAAGCAGGCGCAAGCGCGCCTGTGAGAGGATATCTACATGCCCGTTAACCTTGCCTCCCTCAAGGAATTGCGCCGGAAGAAAAAGGCGCTGGTCGAGCAGGCCCGCAAGGCCGCCGAACGCCTTGAGGAGCGAAGCATCAAGCGTCTTCAGAAAGCCGAGGAAGACGATAAACCGATCGACCAAGATGCGGCGGCCGCCGAAGATAAGGCGGATAACGATGAGATGGCCGATTGCATGGCCAAGATCGCCGATCTCGATACGCGTATCGAGCGCATTGAGGGCGTTCTCGAAATCGAGGCCGATGGCATCGAGAACAATGACGACAATGCCGATCCGAACGACGATCCCGAAGATGAAGAACGGAATTTTCGCGGCAACATCCGCCGTAACCTGATTCTGCCTCAACGCCGTGGCTTGCGTCAGAATTTTGGTAAGAGCGCGCTGCACATCGATCCCGTCCTGAAGCGCAAGATGCTTCCTGGAGACAACTTCATTCATTTCCTGCTGGGTGTTGGTCATGCCAAGCGCTACGGTATGCCGGCTGGCATCGAATTTGCGCAAAAGACGCTTGGCAACGCGGCTGTCGTAAAGGCTTTGGCGGCTGGCGGCCAATCCACCGGCGGTGCGATGATCCCGCAGCAATTCGTTGCCGACTTGATCGAGCTGCTCCGCGCTGAGGTTGTGGTCCGCAAGCTCGGCGCCCGTTCGATGGACATGGCTTACGGTAACATGACCATTCCCCGTCTCGCGGGCGGCGCAACGGCGGGCTATCAGGACGAACTGGACGATATCGGGCTGTCACAAGAAACGTTTGATGACGTCCAGTTCACCGCCAAGAAGCTGACGTCGATGGTGCCGGTATCGAACGATTTGATCCGCCGCTCGGCGTTGAGCGTCGAGCAGATCGTGCGCGAGGATCTCGTGGCTGCTACGGCGCGTCGTGAGGATCTGGCATTCCTGCTTGGGGCTGGCACGCTCAAAGACCCGATCGGCATCGTCAATATGGGTGGCACCGCCGTCACGGGTGGGGATGCGACCCTCGCCGGTGCGATCGCGACGCTGAACTCATGTGAATTGTCTCTGAAGGCTGGCAATTCGCGCATGTTGTCGGTGGGCTGGATTTTCCATCCTGCCGTTGAGATGTTCCTAAAGGGCCTCACCGATAGCGTTGGTCATTACTTCTTCCGGGAAGAGATGGAACGCGGGATGCTCAATGGCTATCCCTACGTCACCACAACGCAGCTTCCGACCAATCTCGGCACGGATGGTCACGGTTCGAATATCTTTTTCGTGGATTTTGCGGATATCATCATCGGTGACGCCTACACGGCCGATGTCGAAGTCTCCTATGAGGGCACGTACGTCGGCACGGATGGCAAAGCCGTTTCGGCGTTCCAACGCGATCAGACATTGTTCCGTATTATCCGCGAGCATGACATTCAGCCACGTCACCTTCAATCGATCGTCGTGGCGACGGTGGATGGTTGGGTGCCGACCGGCTGGGCCGGTTACGGTGCTGGCGCGCCCTACACGACGCAGCCGCTCAATACCAAGGGCAGCTCGGCACAGAGCGCCAACCCGACCAACTAATCGCGGTCGGGTCCCTTCTCCTCCCTTCTATGCCCCGCGCGTCATGATGCCGGGGCCAAGGAACAGAACATGTCACAGTCTCGTAATGCGTCCGATCGTGGTGCTGCTGTCCGTTTCAATAAATGGTGGCGTGGTTATCAAAAAGGGCAAGTCGCCCGTTTCGATACCAGCACCGCGCGTCAACTCGTGGATAAGGGTTTCGCAACGTCTTATCGTCCGACGAAAGAAGAGTCGGAACGAGACGCGGCCCTGGCAGATGCGCGCGAACGCTCGATGGAAGAGAATATGCTCATTCGCCAGGGCGCGATCCTTGCCCGACAAGGCGCGTTCGCTCAGGTCGAAAAATAACGGCCGAGCGATGCCCTCGACCCTTTCCCTGCGTATCGTCACGCCGCCGGTCAATCCGGCGGCTGATTTGCAGACGGTAAAACGCCATCTGCGCATCGACCATGACGAAGACGACGATTTGATTGCGGGCTACATCCAGGCGGCGACCGCCTGGGTGGAGAGTTATCTTGGCCGTGCCTTGGTCAGCACGCAATTTTTACAGGCGGTCGGTGAGCAGCCTTACGCTGGGGCCTGGCCGATGTTGCCCACGCCGTTCCTGATCCTGCCTCTTGCCTTGTCCTGGCCGCCATTGCAGAGCCAGGCCTATCGTATTCTGCGCTCACCGCTGATCTCGATCGATAGCGTCCAGTTGGTCGATCCAAACGACGGATCATCGACCGATATTTCTCCCGCCCAGTATGCGCTCGATATCAATTCGGAACCGTCTCGGTTGTGGCTCGACAATGCAATGCCCTTGCAGCGCCGTGAGAGCCTTCTGGTCAAATTCACGGCTGGATACGGTCCAGATACAGCGGATGTGCCGAAGCCGATCCAGCTGAGCATCGCCATGCTGGTCGCCTATTATTACGAAAACCGTGGAGACATGGAGATGAGCGAGCCGCCAGCTGCGGTCGAGGCGCTATTGGTCATGTATCGTCTGGTATGGTTCGGTGCCTGAAGACGAGCGCGTCCGCATCGGGCGCATGAAGTGGCCGGTTCTCGTCGCACGGCGCGAGCAGCTGCCCGAAGCCAACCCTGGCGTCGGCATCGCCGAGCTTTTCCCCCAGATGATGTCTGCGCGTGCCGATATTCAACCGGTCGGCGCAGGCACGTATTGGGGATCGATGCAGGTCGATGCCGGGATTACGCACCGTATCTTCATGCGATGGTTCGATACGATCGATAATGAGTGCGTTATCTTCCGTGTCACCAAGAGCACCGAGAGCACCCCGATGACAGATGTTCTGATCTGGGAGCGTTTCCGGATCCGGCGCTGGAAGGAATTGGCGGGACGAAAGCGCTTCGTTTGTATCGAATGCGAGTTGGAGCAACGGGAATCTGTCACGCCTGGCGTCATCGCCCAGCAACTAACAGAGGACAGCGATGGCTGAAGACAGTCGCCTTCAGATCGAAATACCATCCTATGCGCTGGAGTTCTCAAAGAAGAATCTGCGTAAGAGCCTTCGTATTGCCGGCAATGAGGTGGCACGCACCGCACGGAGCGAGATTCGGAACAGTATTGGAGGCGGCCGGCTCTATTACGGGCCGGGTGGCAGCATCCAGTATCGCGGCGGTGCCGCAAGCGGTCGGCACCGTGCATCGTCTCCCGGCGAAGCGCCGGCGAATGAAACGGGCACGCTGGCCCGCTCGATCAAGGTTGTCGTGCTGCGGAATAAGGATGCGATCGGCGTTCGAGATGCTGCTTTCTATGCCAAAATGCTTGAGGCCGGTGCCAAAGGTGGCGCGCCTGGTCGGAAAAACCAGCGCAACCGAGGACAGATCTATGCCTCGGGCGGTCGTGTCCTGGAGCCGCGCCCATTTCTTTCGAAAGCCTTGGCGGAGCGTGCCCCGAGTATCCAACGTCGATTGGCCGATGCGGCGATCAAGGATGTCGTCATGGAGCGCGTTAAGAAATGAACGTCGATCAGGTTATCGCTCAGATCAAGGCCTACACGAAATTTTTCAATCACGATGGTGCAGCCCAGGTGGCTGGCGCAGCCGAGGCGGCGCAAGTCGTCGATAAGGCTTGGTTGAAGCGCCCGGCAGCATACGTAATTGCGCTCGATGATGCGGCTGGCGATAACATGTCGATGAATGGCCTTGATCAGGACGTCGAGGAATCCATCGCGGTCATTGTGGATCTGGATAATACGCCCGACCAACGCGGCCAGTTCGCTGCCTCGACCGTCGACCAGGCGCGCGCCGATCTGTTCTCTTGTCTGCTCAACTGGCTACCGGGCGGTGCCAATGCTAGTCGTGGTTTTCAGTATGGGGGTGGCCATCTGATCCAACTCGATCGCGCCCGGCTGCACTGGCAATTTAGATTTTCCTTAAAAATCCTCATTACCGATGGGGATGGCTGGCAGGCTCCATCGGAACCGATCACAGAGATTGACGCAACCTTGCTCGACCCAGACACGGAACAGGCGACCGACATCAAGTTCCGCGTCTAAATTGCGGAGCCTCTGGCATGAAAGTTTACCCTGTCCCGAACAGGTGCGTGCGTGACCCGGTAACAAAATTGCCGTTGGATGACGGCGGCCTGTTGGTCGGTGATTACGATACCTTCTGGCTGCGTCGTCTTCGTGACGGCGATGTCTCGAAGCTGACGCCCGCTCAACAGGAACAATCTCGGAAAGATGCTGAAGATCGTGCGAAAGCCGATGAGCAGCGCGCGCAAGAGCAGTTGGCTGCCGCGCAAAAAGCCGAGAAGAACGCGGAGGGTGCAGCGTGAGCCAGCCCATTTCCTTCCCGCGCTACCCGTCCAGTAACCGCGTTCCCGGCGTTTTTGCCGACATCGATCCCAGCAAGGCGAACACAGCAACCGCTCAGCTACGGGCGCTCATTATCGCGCAAATGGCAGGCGGAACCGCCGTGGCAGGAACGCCTGTCGTCGTGCCGAGCGTTTCAGCCGCCATCACCCTATTCGGAGCAGGTTCTCAGGCCGCGATCGCGGTGCAGCATTATCGCAACATCGATACTTTCGGTGAGTTGTGGGTGCTCCCGCTTGCCGATGACGATGCGGCTCAAGCTGCGGCCGGCTCCATCGGAATCACGGGAACCACGTCGGCATCTGGTACTCTCGTCTTGCTTTTCGACAACGTTTCTGTCTCGATCCCCTATGCAGCGGGTGACACGGCAGCGACCATTCTCGGTCGCATCCCGAGCGCTATGGCGAAAGTCACCGGAATTCCGCTGAGTGCCGGAGCGGTTGCTGATGGTGCTTTGCCTCTAACTGCGATCAACAAGGGCCTTTGCGGCAACGATATCCTTATCGGCATCTCCGATCAGTCGAGCGACTATGTCTCGGCGGGTCTCGCTGTCACCATCACTCAACCGACCGGCGGCACGCAAAATCCGACCACTCTGGCGACAGCGCTGCTCGCCCTCGGGTCAAAGCCGTATGATTTCATCGCTTGCCCCTATACGGATGCGGCCAGCCTCGGCGCCCTGAAGGCGTTCCTATCCACGGCAAGCGGCCGTTGGTCATGGAATGAGATGATCTTCGGGCATGTCTATTCGGCGATCCGTGGCACGCTCGGCACCGTCACAACCTTTGCTCAGTCCGTGAACGATGAGCATTTGACGGTGATGCCGATCGCTGACAGCCCCTCATCGCCGTTGCGGTGGGCGGCGGAAATCGCTGCCAGCGCCGCCGTGAAGTGTCGCGCGGATCCGGCACTTCCCATCACACAGATGGCGCTGACGATCGCGCCACCTTCCGATGGAAATGTCTGGTCGTTCTCTGAGCAGAATTCCCTTCTCTATGAAGGCATGTCCGTTTTCAGCGTCAGCGATGACGGAACGGTCTCGATCCTGCGGTTGATCACGACCTATCAGGAAAACGTGGCTGGCTCTCCGGACGATTCCTATCTCGATGTCGAGACGATGAATACCCTGGCTTACGTGATCCGCGATCTGCGCACGTTTCAGCAACCCTATCTCGCCATGAAGCTGGTTTCCGACACCACGCGTATCCCTGGCGGGTCCGGTTGTATCAACGCGCCTGTCGTCAAGCAGGCGCTGATCGGGCGCTATCGGTTTCTCGAAACGGCGGGATACGTCCAGAACAGCGCAAATTTCGCGGCTGCGATCATCGTCCAGAATAAGGGTGCCGGCCAACTGGCGGAAAGTCTGCCGATCGACGTTGCCAATCAGGTCCGCACCATTCCGATGCTGATCCAATTCCGTAAGAGCTGAGGGGCGTTATGTCAGGAACTAATATGCGTCGCGCCGGCGTTACGGCGGGCTTCATCAACGGTGTTGCCTACGACATCACCGAGGCGCGCTACAGTCCCTCGCGTGTCGTGCGCGAGACGCTCAAGGGGCTGAACGGCATTCACGGATATTCCGAATTGCCACAGCAAGGCCGTATCACCATGACGATCCGTGATGCTGCCGGCATGACCGTCGCGGACTTTAACGATATGTCGTCGGTGTCCGTCCAGCTTCAGCTTGCCAACGGCAAGGCGGTGAGCGGTGACGGCATGTGGGTGACCGAGGCGATTGAGGTGTCGGCGGCGGAAGCAACCTTTGAAGTATCGCTCGAAGGTGTCGATCTGACGGAGGCAACATCGTGAGCGAACAAAAAGTAAAGCCCAAGCCGGAGGCAATTCTTATCATTCCGCTCGCTGAGCCGATTACGGTCAAGGGCGCGAACTATACGGAACTCACGTTGAAAGAACCGACCGGCCGCGCAGTTCTCGATGCGGAAAAACACCTCAAAGGCTCTTCGATCGGTCCTTCGGATCTTCGCCTCTATTCCTTCACGCTGGTGGCTGCTGTCAGCGGCGTGCCGTTCGAAGTGCTGCGCGATAATTTCCCGATCTCCGTCATCAACGAAGGCACCCGATATCTTCAGGGTTTTATCGAGGCTGGCGAACCGATTGGCGACAGCGAGCCGTCAGCCTGACGCGTGCGATACGCTGGGCGCCGGATGATGTCTGGAGCCTGACGCCTAGCGAGATCGAGTGGTGGATCGAGACTCTCGCCAGCGAAACCGAAAGGGCCGATAATGGCTAGTGGATTTACCATCACCATTTCGGCGACCGATCGGGCCAGCCGGGTGATGGACAACATCACAAAACGGATCAACGCCATGAACGCGCCGCTCCGGCGCTTTCGTGGTTCTGCCGGTCGCTTCCTGGACGCGACCGGCATCAACCGCGTGGCGGGCGCGTTCCGGAACTGGGCATCTGCTGGATTAAGCGTTGCCAGCTCTCTCGTGAAAATCGTCGAGCCGCTAGGTGCGCTGACCAGCGTGGCCAGTATCGCCGGCATCTACAAGATGACCACGGCTTGGGCACAATTTGGATCAAAGCTCGGCTTCGATGCTCAGCGTATCGGCATCATGCCGCAAAAGCTCCAGGACCTTCAGGGAGCGGCGGAAGAGGCCGGCGCATCAGCGGGTAGCATGACCTCCGGGCTTCGATCCTTGCGCGATAACATGGTGAACGCGCTGGGTGGTCGTGATGCGCAGTCGCTGCAATATTTCCGACAGTTCCAGATTAATATCGGCACGATGAAGGGGGGCATCCGCGACGTCACGCAAGTGCTCCCGGAATTGGCCGACAAGATTGCAGCCATCAAAGATCCTACGCTTCAGGCGCGTGTTGCCACGCAGCTACTCGGATCGGCGGGTGAAGACCTTCTTCCCTTCCTGCGCCTCGGCGCGAAGGGGATGGCGCAATATGAAAAGGATGCGAGCCGGTTTGGTCTTACAAATCGGGACGGCGCCGATAAAGCGAATGCGCTGCGCCTTTCCCTAACCCAATTGAAACTTGCGTCTGTCGGCCTCTCCTACTCGATCGCTCAGCAAGTCGCGCCCAGCCTTCAGGGATTGCTGGGATGGTTCACAGATTTGATCTCCAAAAACCGTGAAGTGATCGCCGCCAAGGTCGGCCAGGCCGTGAAGACGTTTGCCGACTGGGTGAAATCAGTGAATTGGAAGCAGGTCGGCACTGACATTTCCGACATCTATACTGGCGTAAATGATGTCGCGCAGGCATTGGGCGGCTGGGGATCGGTGGCAACTCTTGTCGCCGAAGGTATGATCGCGAAGCTTTTCGCACCTGTTCTTTTGCAAATTGCCAAAGTGATTTTCATGGCAGGTAAGGCCACGAAGGCTTTAGTGGCGATGTCTGCCGCTAAATACGGCGCGTGGGCAGATGCGGCCGTCGATGCAGGTGGTGCGAGTGGCGCGCTGAAAAGCGGCGGCAAGGGTTTGCTGAAGCTTGGGTTGCGAGGCGGCCTTCTGGCTGCCTTGTTGTATGGCACTTATGAGGCCTTCAAACCGCATTCCCTCGGCACTGGCGATACCTTGATGAAAGGAAAGCCGCTTCCTGCCGATATCGAGGCAGCGGGGCGCACAGCCGCTGCACGTAATGGTCTCGACCCGAATTGGTTTCTTTCTCTGCTTCAGACAGAGCAAGGCGGCTATAACAATGTCTCGAAAGCCGGCGCTTTCGGGCCAGCTCAATTAATGCCTGGCACGGCTGCAGGGCTTGGATTGCCATCCGGTATCAATGCGCCTGGCTACACTTGGCAAGCGAATTTAGAAGGTGGTGCACGCTACGCACGCCAGATGCTCGATCGCTTCAAGGGAAATCGCGATGCGGCCGCAGCTGCTTATAATGCAGGTCCAGGAAATAATGGCGTCTTGAAATTCGCGGCAACCGGCGATGCGAGCGGTTTGCCGTGGGAAACGAAAGAATACATCCGCTCGATTGACGCCCAGACCGCCAACCGCGCCAATCAGATGAAATTGGAAATCGAGGTCCATCAGGGCAACGGTGGAAATTCCCATGTGCGTGTTCGTGGCGCATCGCTCAATGGCACGCCGGTCAATCCGAAAGTCTCACACGCTATGCCTGATTATTCGTCGGGATACTGACCATGTCCGTTATTACCCTCATGATCCCGGCCGTGTGGCGTGGCGTTCCTTTCCACGTCCTCGGTAGTTCGCTTCGCGTCGGCCGCAAAAATGCCGTTCATGAATATCCATTCCGCTCCACGCCGTGGGTGGAAGACATGGGGCGTGCTTCGCGCGTCATTTCCTTTACCGGCCGTCTGGTCGGGGATGACGTCTATCTTCAGCGCGCCGTCATGCAGGCCGCTTGCGAACTGAAAGGCCCTGGCCTTCTCGTCCATCCGACGCTCGGCCCCGTCCAGTGCAGTCTTCTCGAACCGGTCGTGATGCGTGATCGCTATGATGCGCAGCGCGTCGTCGAATTCGAGATGGTCTTCATGCAAGGTGGGGATCGGCGCTATCCCAACCTGCTGATCGACACGCAAAACGCGATTTTGGTGGCGGCTGCCGCTGCTGTCCTTCTGGTCGGTCGTGTCGTGGCGGCCGCCGTCTCCGGCGGTGGTTCGTCGGCGGCTGCCGTTGCACTTGGCTCCCAATCCGTTGCAACGGCATGGTCCGATCGTGCAACGGTCCTCGGTCGCGACCCGGCTGCGATCGCGCGGGAGACGTCGGGGTTGTCCGGCTATAATGGCCGGTATGACGGCGGAGGCCTCGCCGTGCCAGCCGCGACAAGTGCTACGGTCGCCAGTCAGCGGGCAGCGGTAGTCTCCTCCCGTTCCGCGATCGAGGCGTCGGTCGCCGATCTCAACACGGCGGCTGGCAATATCGTGACCAATCCGGAAAGCTGTACGGCAGCTGCGCGATCGACGATCGTTGCCATCCGGACGGCCGCGATCAGCCCGCTCGATCAAATCCGCCTTTTGTCCAATCTATCGCAGTTCCAGCCGACCATTACGGCATCCAGCGCGCCGATCGGTGGCGCAATCGCCTCTGCGCAAACCGCCCTCGCCTCCATGCTGCGGCGTTCGGCCTTGATCGGATTGGCGGAGGCCATTTCCAGTTATCAGCCCGATAGCGCCGAAGCGGCGCAAGCGACCCTGACGAATGCGGTTTCTCTCCTCGATGCTGAAATTCTCGTCGCTGCGGATGCTGGCGATGGTGACGCCTTTAGCTTTCTGCGCGATGTCCGGACGGCCGTGGTGCAAGATTTGAGCGAGCGCGGGGCGAAGCTGGCCCATATCGAGACGTTTTCCTACAACGCCTCGATGCCAGCGATCGCTCTGGCCTGGAAGCTCTATCAGGATCCAACGCGGGTTCGCGATCTCATCGCAAGGGCCAATGCCCCGCATCCTCTTTTCATGCCCAAGACATTCCAGGCGCTCGACGCATGAGCATCGTTTCGTCACTGCGCGATGCTCTTGGCATTAAGCTGCCCGAGATCGACACGGATATTTCGCTCACCGTTGGCGGGATAGAATGGCGAGGATGGCAAGAAATTCGCATCACGCGCGGATGCGAGCGGTGCCCAGGCGATTTCGATATCGGCGTCACCGAGAAATTCTCCGATGCTACTCAGATCGACGTCCAGCCGGGACAGACATGCGTTTTGAAGGCTGGGAAGCAGCCTCTAATTACCGGCTATATCGATCTCTATGGTGGCGAATATGACGCCATCAATCACGGCGTTCGAATTGGCGGCCGCTCCAAATGCCAGGACCTCGTCGACACGCACGCGATCGTCCCAAACGGCCAACTTGGAAACTGCACGATCCGAACGCTCGCGGAGCAATTGGCCGCGCCATACGGAATTGTGGTCGATTCCTCGTCCGTGACGCTGCCGGTCGATCCTCAAGAAAGCGTCCTTCCAGTCTTCAATGTTACGTTGGGTATGACACCATTCGAAATCATAGAAGTGAATTGCCGCTATTATGCCCTGCTCGTTTACGATGGCCCTGATGGCAACCTTGTCCTTAGCCCAGTAAGCACGCAAAAACATGCCAGCGGTTTCAGTGAGGGCGTGAACGTCCAGGGCGCTGGTGTGTCGTTCCGGATGGATGAGCGGATGAGCACCTATTATCCCGTGCTTTTTAGTGCTCAGACAATGAATGACTTTGCTGGCGGGAATGTCGGGAATCAGTTCACGCCCCTGAAAGATCCAGGAGTTCCGCGCTATCGCCCGTTCTTCGTCGTAAGCGAGCAGTATTACAACGATAAGTCGCTCGCTCAGCAACGCGCCGCCTGGGAACTCCAACGGCGTCGCGGCCGTTCGCAGGTTGTGCGGCTGGTGGTAGACTCTTGGTACGACAGTGCCGGCCAGATATGGCAACCCAACCGCCTAGCGCCAGTCAATTTGCCGACATTAAAACTGCCGAATAAGACATGGCTTATCACGGAAGTGACCTTGTTTTCTGGCGAAGCTCGTGGAACGGGAGCTGAAATCACGCTCATGCCACCCGAGGCGATGACGGTCGAGCCGGCGTTTCCCATGGCATTCGATTACCAGGTGGCGCAGGCCTTAGCCCAGGGACAAACGCCATGATGCGCCGTCTCTTCGCCACGCTATTTGGACTAGGGAAAACCACAACCGCAGCCGATGACACAGGTGCTGTCCAGAAAATCCAGGTTAAATTATCGCAGTATGAGACCCTCGATCATCGTATGGTGATGGGCACGTATGGCCTCATCAGTTCGCCGCCTGTCGGGAGTGATGTCTTGTTGGCGTGCCTGTCGAACGAACGCACGAACAGTGTCGTGATTGGACACAATCATCAGCAATACCGCTTCAAAGGCGCGAAACCTGGCGAAAGCGGCCTCGCCAATCCCGTGGCAGGATCTTCGGTTCTTCTAGCGGAAGACGGCACGCTCATTATCAAGATGCCGGGCGCGAAGATCATTGCTGAAGGTGCGACGATTATTGCCGACGATTTTCAGACATCGGCAGGCATCAAACTGAGTGACCACGTTCATCCTGGCGTGCAATCGGGATCGAGCAAGACACAGGGGCCAGTCGAGCCATGACTGATATTCGTCTCGTCTATGACAATACCAAAGGCCACTGCGATTGGGTCATCACAGACGGAGATCTCGACACAACGGGAGATCTCGAAACGGCGGTGCTGCTGAGTCTGTTTACCGATGCCCGTGCACCTGATGGGACGGTGCCGCCGAACGGATCGACGGATCTGCGCGGGTGCTGGATCGATTTTTACGAAGGTTATTCGATGGGCTCCCTTCTGTGGACGATCGAGGGCAGCAAGAAAATTGGCAACAGTCTTCTCACCCACGCGCGCACCATTTGCGAAAATGCGCTGCAATGGATGATCGATGACGGAATTGTTGGTAAGGTTTCCGTCACGACATCGTGGCTGAACGGTTCAACCTTAAATATTGGCATTGTTCTGACTGCGCCCGATGGGACCGATACGTCCTTCCAGTATGCGTGGGCATGGAAGGACCAAAATGCCCTATCAACAGCCGACCCTTTCTGATCTGTTCAATCAGGGGCTGAATGATGTTGTCGCCAGCAACGTCACAGCCGGTCGATCGCTGCTGCCACGTTCGATCCTGCGCGTTCTGACATGGATGTTCGCCAATCTGGTTTGGGGCAATTACGATTATCTTTCCTATTGTTATCGACAGGCGGTGCCCTGGACGGCGGAAGACGAGGCGCTCGATGCCTGGGGCGCGATGCGCAAAGTTGTTCGAAAGGATGCGGAGACCGCAACGCTGACACTGGTTTCGTCTGGGGGATCACCACTTATCCCCCTACCGGCTGGAACGGCTATAAATCGAGCCGACGGGTTGGGTTACACGGTGGTATCCGGCGTTGAGACCGACGCGACCGGCAGCGTCGTTTGTCAAGTGCAATGCTCCGATGCAGGAGCCGATGGAAATTGCGATCCTGGCACGGGCTTTACCCTTGCAACTGCGATCGCAGGCATCAACGCAAGCTTCACCTCCACTGGCACGGTCGCCTTGGGTGCCGATCAGGAAAGCGATGACGAACTCCGAACTCGCATCATGGAGGCGTACGCCAGCCGTGACGGCGGCGGGAGAGCGGTCGATTATGTGGAGTGGGCGCTTAGCGCAACGGGAGTAACGCGCGCTTGGTGTAATCCGAACGGCTTCGGTGCTGGCACCGTTGTTGTCTATCCGATGCTCGATGATGTGCGTGCCGCAGAAAATGGTTTCCCACAAGGAACGGATGGAAGCGCATCGGATGAAACCCGATACCCCGTAGCAATTGGCGATCAGCTTTTTGTCGCTGATACGGTTCGTCCAGAACAGCCTGTTACTGCTCTAGTGATCGTTTGTTCGCCGGCCGCATACCCGATCGACGTGGCTCTTTCCGATTTGTCGACCGGTGTAACGGCCGCTGCAATCACTGCTGCACTCGCCGATCTCTTTCTGCGGAAAGGCACGCCGCTTGGAATGACGCTGTCGCCAGCCGCGATCGAGGCGGCAATCCTTTCAACTGGTGCGTCTACCTTCACACTCAAAAATCCGATTTCCCCTGTCGTTGTTCCCGTTGGTAGCTTGCCTACCGTTGGTAAACTGGACATTCAATAATGCCAGTTCCAACCTATTCGACTGAGCAATTCTCGGCTGGCATCAAGCGAACAATGCCCACTGGCAGGGCGTGGCCACGTGGTTTGGATACGGCAATCTCGAAAATCATAGCGATTTTCACGCCTGCTTCCGTCAAGGTAATATCGACGGGGAAGATATTTATCGGCGACGTTTTCCCCGCCTCTACGGTGTCCATGCTCTCCGAATGGGAAAGCACGCTTGGCCTACCGGATCCGTGCGCTGGTCGGAGCCCAACCCTGGAGCAAAGGCGCAGCCAAGTGGTGGCGCGTCTAACCGATAGCGGTGGCTCGTCGATCGCATACTACAGCGGGTTCGCGCTGTCGCTCGGATATCCGATCGCAATAACGGAATATGCTCCCGCTCGCGCTGGATTGATGCGTGCCGGTGAGCCGGTGCGCGGCGAAGCCTGGGTTTACGCTTGGACGGTCTCCGCGCCGGGTTACACGCCGGTTGCGTTTCGCGCCGGCCAGTCATGCGCCGGGGAGCCGCTTCAGACGTGGGGAAACGACGTGTTGAAATGCGAGATCACCGCACGCGCTCCGGCGCACACGGTCGTTCGGTTTGGCTATGTCGCACCTTTCTTAAACGATTCCGGTGGCGACTCAGAATTGATGGTCTACTGAGATGAAAAAACACCGTTCTTTGCGCCAGCTACTGTCGATGGGGGCCGCGCTTGCCGTCTCTAATGCTATGGGAAGCGCCTGCGCTCAAAGCAATCCCAACTGGAGGTCGTATGCCGAAACCGGAAAAGTGGCCGATATCGTCGGTGCATTGCAATGGAATACGTGGTTCGGTCTCAAGCTCGACGTCAACGGCGGTAAAGCCCAGAACCTGACGATCACCGGCGGATCGATTTCCGAGGCGGACCTCTCCGCTGGACTGGCCCTTGCAAATGGCGGCACCACCTCTCGCCTATTCTCCGACCGCTTCGCCGATTACATCAATGTGCGTGACCAAGGCGTAAAGTGCGACGGACAGACTGACGACACGGCGGCGATCAATGCGATCTTCGTCGCGCGCATTCAGCGCAAGCGCGTCGTCTTTCCTGCTGGCACCTGTCTGTTCAGCGGCACGCTGACCTTTAACTTGAACTCTTCCTCAGTTGTTGGCGGCGGCTCTCAGGCGACCCAGTTCGTCTATACGGGTCTAAAGACGAATATCGACCTGATCGACGTTCCCGGCGGTTACAATCCGGTCGTGCAAGGGTTCTCGGTCTGGAGCCAGACCAAGATGACGGCCGGGGCTGCGATCCATATTTCCCAGACGAGCTATGGATGGCTCAAGGACGTGGTGGCGACCTACTTGAATACGTCGCAAAACACACTGTGGAACGGTCTTTATATCGACCAACCGAATTTCGTCTCGGTCGATGGATATTACTTCCAGGCGCAGAACGACGCGCTGGTGATCAGCGCGCTCGGCATCGGCACGCCTTACCAATATGATGTGTTTCTCAATAATGGGAAGCTGTCGGAAAGCGCCGTGGGGATGCACGTTGCCGGTGGTATAGACAATGTCCATGCCGACAATACCGAGATCACCACCAACGCCATCAACGTGCTCGACGACAATGCGCTCGTTGCCCAGAAGAACCAGGAAATTTTCCTCGGCAAACATGTGGTGACCGATCAGGCAATTCAATGGAATTATTACATCAACGACGCCAAGTGTAGCTTGGCCAATTACGGCATCGTGGAAGTCGCCGGGCCGGTCACCGCCGCGAAGACGTATGACAATATCTACGTGAAGTCTTTCCCCGGCTGCGAATTAGTCGTGTCATCTCCTTATGTGACGGCGGCCAAGCGCGATGGCATCCGCAGCGCCGATGGATCGGCCATTTTGGCGGTAGCGCCGCAGACCTTGATCACAGCCAATGGCGAATTTGGCGTCAACGCCGAATTCGCTTGGTCGAAAGTGCTCTCCATCGGTCAGCTCTTCGGCAATGTCGGCGGAAGCTACGGCCCCAATGTCGTGCCGCCTGCGCTCTCCAACCCGAGCACGCCGACCTATACCCTCGCGACGGTTCCCGCCTGTGGGGCGAGCGCGGCGGTCGGCGCGCGCGCCTATCTCAGCGACATGACGAAACCCGGAGAAAGCGCGGGAAGCGGAACAGGCGGACCGGCTTTTTGCAGTGCTGCCGCGTCCAGTGGCGGGTCGTCCTACTGGGCATCCCAACTCAGTGGCAAGCAAGCGACGAATTGAAGGACAGAGAAGATGTTTCGTATCGATAACAGCTCGGCCGTCGCCAATATGCCGGCGCCGGCAGCTGCGGGAACGCCAGGCTATTTCTCGGAGGGAAACCCCGCTGCAGGAGAAGCGGCGACGATTGTAAGCGGCGACTGGCTCAACATCGTTCAAGAGGAAATTGCCGCTCCTATCGAGGAAACCGGCGGGACGCTGGATAAGACGAATCCTCATCAACTCCTCGCCGCGATTAAAAGTCTGATCGGAACTGGCGTGGTCGCGTCGTTCGCCGGGTCTTTGGGGGCGACGGGATGGGTGAAGCTGCCGTTTGGGCTAATTCTGCAATGGGGCCAAGCAACGCTACCGGTAGCGTCGGCGACGATTTCCACCGCATCGGTTTCTCTCCCGGTTGCATTCCCCAATGCATGCGCGGTGGCCATCGGCAATGCTGGCCGTGCCGCAAGTAGCGCGCACGGCTATTACCCTTCGATTACCACGGCGACGCTTGCGGCCGGCACCTTCAATTTGATCGGCGACACGCTATCCGGCGGGCAGTCCAACGTCGTGAATTTCGATCAAACCGTTCCCGTGAGTTGGTTCGCGATTGGATACTGATATGGCACAAAATTATTACTGGAGCCCGTCGAAGGTCTCATTTTACCCGGTGAGCATGGCATCCGCTTACAAGTCGGCGGGAACTCTTCCCGCAGATATACAGTTGGTCGACGACAGCGTCTTCCAGCAATTTGGAGCATCTCCCGCGCCTCCTGGGCAGACGCGCGGGAAAGACGCGAGCAATCTACCTGGCTGGGTGGACGCTCCGGCGCTGGCTGCTGGATAGCGGGAAGCGTCTCGGTGCATCCGCGCCTATTTGCAAAAGCTTATACGACGCGAGCATTTGTGCGCAGAAGCTGTCAAGGCTGCCAGCTAGCCTGGATTTCCTTAAAAATTTTGTATTTCCGAACTCTTTCAAAGATGGGAGATGCACGCCTCTTCAATAATTGCATTCATAGCATGACAAATGGTCGAGCCGGGTAAAATGCAAAATTTCGCACAGACAAAATTCTCGATATTCTCCAGCATTAAACTTGACGCAGCCCTATGAAGCGTCGCCTCCACATCGCGTTTTTGACGTGGCTTGAGACCCGAGAATTTTTGCGCCGCTGGCCCTGGATCGACTATATTCTTGGTCTGATCGAAGTGCTTTGGGCGATGCAAGCATTTCTCGACTGGCGTCAAATCGTCACAACAAGTAAATTTTTCTCGCTCTGGTATCTGGTTCATCCTGTCGCGGTCGTTGCCTTGGCGGCAGGTGCGGGACAGTTAATATCCGCTCATCTTCATTGGAAAAAAGCACGAAGAATATTCGCCTATACCGGGCTGCTCGTCTATCTTTCGCTCGCTTGGAACATAGAGACCCGCACCGGTCATATTAGTTGGGGCGGTTGGGCTTTTCTCGAAGGGCTCGTGTGCCTTGCGATCCTGGAGCCGTAAAATGTCGTTGGGGCAACTCATAGGCTTCTTGGCTCCTCTTGGTATGCCTGGCGTCTTATTTCTTCTTTTTGTGTCTGTCGCTGTCTACCTGCGCAAAAACCAGATCGCCGACAATACTGCCTTCGTGAACTATCAGCGTGTGGAGACCGGGAAGCTTATGGCGGATCTGGCCCAGGCGCGAAGTGACCTCGAACGCGCGGAAACAGAGTATGACCGGCAGCGAGATAATGCACGTCTTTGGCACGGCCGCGCTCACGATCAACGTCTAGCGCGTATTGATGATCGGCAGGCTTATCGACTGTACGAAAAGAGGGTTGGAATTGATCCTCTCATCCTTCCCGCGGTGCCGGAATTGCCTCCGTTTGTGGAGGAAGTCGTATGAACGGGCTTGTATCCCAAATCAAACAATTCGTTGTGCTGCCAACACTGGCTCAGCTTGGAACGCAATATGGCGCCCTTGCTGCGATTAATCTCGTCACCGCCGTAGGTAATTTGGAGACGGGTTACCGCGCCATCCGGCAAACCACGAATTCTGGATACGGCGTGGCGCGTGGCTTCTGGCAAATGGAGTCATTCACGCACGATGACTGCTGGACGAACTTCCTTGCCTTCAATCCGAAGCTTGCGGCCTCGATACGGGAAATTGCCGGGACGGACGCGCCGACAGCCGACCTGATGGAAGGCAATGCTTATTACGGCTGCGCCATGGCCAGGATCAAACTCCTGCGGGCGAAACCATCTCTTCCTGTCTGGAACGATGCGCGCGGCATCACCGGCTACTGGAAGGATAATTATAATTCAGCGCTTGGAGCCGGATCTGTCACCGCAGACCGTATCGCGCTTTCTCAACAGGCGATCAACGCATGAACAAGATTGTCTCATGGCTCCGCCAGCCGACCACGCTCCAGGGGATCGCCCTTCTGCTCGGCGCAGCAGCTTCGGCCTATTTCGGCCTTGGCGAAGCGGTGGCGGGCACTATGGCGACGATCGCGATCCCGCTCCTCGTTCCAGACAACACGACAGCGCAGCATGAACTGAGCATCCTTTCTACAACCGCCATTCACGCGCTGGCGAAAGAGAGATCAGCCGAAGCTGCGGCGACCGTCGCAGCCGAAGCTGTCGAGAGCGTCGAGACTAAAAAGCCGACGTGACTGCGGGGCACCCCCGCTTCCTTATTGAATGAAGGAATCAGCATTATGCCGACCGTTACCGCAACTAATTCCCAGGCCATCACGGATCTCGTCCAGTCGGGCGAGGCGCTCTACGGCACGATCGCCGGGAGGGCGCTCTCCGAGAACGGACAGAAGATCAGCAACGGGATCACCAGCCTCTTTGACGGCCTGTTCCCGCAGGCTCAACAAAAGGTTTCCTTCGACATCGAGGGCGTTTTCACGGGCGCGACGAAAACGCTCGAAGGAATCGATGAGGCGATCGTTGCCGCCAAGACGAAGGTTGCAGCCGCGACGTCGAGCACGACTCCTGAGACGCCTGCTCCTAGCTCGACCGCGACAGAAGCTACCCCCGTGTCGGGTGGTGGTGGCAGCGGTAGTGCGACTACGGGCGCCTAAGCATCCAGTAAAACTCAGGGGCACGAATCATGAAGGATTATCTGGCGGCTGGCGTTCTTCTCACCATTGTAGGCGGCCTTGCGAGCCTTGTCTGGTTCGCCGATCGCGCCGGCAAGAATAGTGCAAGCGTCAGCACGTCCAAGCAGGATGTCGTGGAGGCGAACGCTGCAACCGATGCGGTCCAAGCCATGGCTCACGCGCAGGCAAGCGGCCCCCAAACCGAGTCGCAACTGCTTGATCGACTGGATAAAGGCAATGCGTAGCATCTGCCGAACCGCGATCGGCGGCGCTCCTATCTGGTTCATGCTCTTTTTGTGTTGGGCACTGTCGGGCTGCGCGGCGACCAAAGTCCAACCCCTCTGCCCTACCCTCGTCACCTATTCAGCGCAGGACCAGAGGGCGCTCGCTGCTGAACTGCGTGCTCATCCAGATCTGGTCGAAGTGGCACGTTGGATCGCCAACGATGTTTCGCTCAGAGACCAAGTACGCGCTGGCTGCCCTCAACTGTCGTTAGTAAAGTAAGGAACAACGCGAATGTATAACTTTGCATCCGATTCATCCTTCCGGGATGTTGTCTCGTGCCTGGCGCGTGGACCGGCGCGTTTCGCCGATGTCTGGCCCTTGATCGGACCGGCGATCATTTCTGGCCGGTCTCCGGACGCCGACGAATATGAACGGCTTCATCGTCTCATCTCTTCCGATGTGCGGGATCGCCAAGCCGCGAATGCAGCGCTCACTGCGCCTCGCGTTCATGACGGCAAACCGCAGATCTCTGGCCCATCGGGGATTGGACAAGTGTCGAAGGTCGATGAAAATACGATTCCGAAAGCTGCGGCTTCGACCGATGCGGAGCAACGGCCGACTCCCGTCGAAGCTTCGACCGATCATGTGGAAACGCCGGAAGAAGCTGGTCCCTCAACAGAAAATGAAGCGGTCCAGACCCCGGAACCGACGCCAGCCGAAGCGGATCCGGATAAGGAATAA